AGTTGCGCCGACAGATCCGTTTGTTCCGTTAGCTCCTGCGGGACCAGTAACACCAGTTGCACCAGTTGGACCAACAGGACCAGTGGCTCCGACAGGACCTGTAGCTCCAGTTGCACCAACGGCACCGGCAGCACCAGTTCCTCCAATTGCTCCAGTGGCTCCTGTAGCTCCAGTGGCTCCAACAGGACCTGTAGCGCCGGTGGCACCTGGTACGCCAGTTGGACCAACGCCGCCAGTTTGAGCGAAAGTGATTGAGTCAGTTCCGATGATGATGTAACCGTTGGTTCCAGTTCCGACGTTATTTTGAATCCAGTTTGTGCCAGATTGAGTTAAACCTGAAACGACATAGAGATAGTCGCCGTATTCAACTTCGCCAGCAATGGAATTGTTGTAATCGGTTGTACGAGTCAAAATGTATGGACGACCCGCAGGGTTGTTCTTTCCTGCATCGGTAACAATATAAATACCGTTTTGTGTTGCAGTGGTCTGGTTTTTAACTAAAACACGATCATTTACCGCAACGTTTACGCCGTCAATTGTTGCAATTCCGTTTGATGAACCAGTAAGTGTTGCACCAATTCCATAGCCACCGCCCGCATCGGCAGATCCAGCGGTATAAGTAGCAGAAAGATTTGCAGTTGTACCAACGCGAGCAGAAGCGTGAGCGTTATTTGATGCTAATGGACCGGTGGCTCCGGTTGCACCTGTTGGACCGGTAGCTCCGGTAGCACCAGTGGCTCCAGTCGCTCCGGAAACGCCGTTTGATCCGGCAGGACCTGTGGCTCCAGTCGCTCCGGTTGGACCAGTCTGCCCGATTGGACCTGTTGCTCCAGTTTGACCAATACCTGTGGCTCCGGTTGATCCGGTAGCACCTGTTGGACCAGTGGCTCCGATTGGACCTGTAGGTCCAGTTGCTCCTGTTGCACCTTGAGGTCCTGTAGCTCCAACTGGACCTGTAGCACCAATTCCACCAGTAGCACCAATTCCACCAGTAGCACCAATTCCACCAGTAGCACCGGTTCCGCCGGTTGCACCCGTGCCACCAGTTCCTCCAGTGCCGCCGGTTCCTCCGGTAGCGCCGACTGGACCTGTTGGTCCTGTAGGTCCTGTAGCTCCAGGGGTTAATGAGATTGTTGCAATTGTTGTATCAACTGCATCTAAACGAGCTCTGACGCTTGCCTTTGTTCCCTTAGGGAGTACTCCCAGCTCAGTTTCGATAGCATGAATCGCATCATTTGCGTTAGCATGCTGAGTGTGATGGGGAACCGTTGCGGAGTCAAGGGTATCCGTTGCCTGTGGATCGACAAATGAATCGATGCCGTTAGGATACGAAGATGTCACATTGACTCCTTAGTGTTAGGGGCGACAGAGCAGTCACGCCAGGGGTTAACGTCTTACTCTGTCGCTTTATTCTTGATCGCGTAATCGCGAAATGGTGTGTGGTGTCTTTCATCTAGCCAAAAGTCTTTTTTGTGGGCGAGGATTGCACCAGTATGACAGTGCAGTGGGATATTCAACGAAGCCAATCGCTTAGAGAATAACAAATCTTCGCCGAACCAACGACCCGCAATCGGGCCATCCATAAACCAAGCCCAATCCTTGCCTTGATTCTCTGTGGTCTTTTCTTGAATTTCCAATAAAACTTTGCGGTGAATCAATAGGCAACCAGTGCCGGTTGCATCAACTTTGAGGATCTCATCGATTGGATAATCATCGATCGTTACTAAACCGCGACCTTCAATTTCATTGTAAATCGTTGGGACTGGTCTGAGCATTTCTTCATCATCAAAAAATGCTGCAAAGACTAAAGCTGAGATTACTGGACGCTTTTCGGCATCGGCGGCATTTATCAGCTTGTCAAAGTTAGGAAGGGTAATTCTTTCATCTGAATCCATCATCAATAACCAGGGAGCATCTGTCTGCTCTAGGAAGTTTTTGACAAGTAGATTTCGAGATCTGGTGATTAAGCCAGAATTTGAAACTTGAATGTAAGCGTCAAAGCGATCAAATCGTTGACGTGCGATGTGGATTAAATCGATGGCAAGTTGCGCGTTTATTCTTCCATCGTTAATCGTTCCGATGCAGACTTTTTCTTTTAGTTTCATCGGGTTTCAGCCTTTATCTTGATGGCTGTATTTTCTTTTTTTTCAAAGTCCAATTCTTCAATTATAGAATCGAGATATTGAATTCCTTTATTTTGAATTATTTCTCGGGCTGATTTTAAGCCTTCTAAAAATAATGACTTTTCCATAATTCCCCCATTGATTTGATGTTGAAACCAGCCTTGGTGTTTGTCCCATTGGGCTTCCGGCCAAGGCTGGCCAACGATCAGACTGTAACTATTAGTAGCCTGAAGGTGCAACTGCACCGGTTCCGCTGACTGTGGTTACAGCCTTAGCGAAGCGGTGTGCAAGTGCTGCGTATCCGTAAACCTGGAAACGAACTGTCAAGTTAGCTGACAAAACGTCTGGAAGGACACGAGTCTTAACGCCTGATTCGAATAGGTAAGAATCTGAGAACTTACCGATAAGAATTGGAGATTGGTTGGTTGATGAACCGTAGTTAAGTGGAATTGTTGCATCAACGTAAACTGGCACGCCATGAATTGCGCCAACTAGTCCCTTTGAAGCACCTGGGTTGTCAACAACACCTGAAGCGTTGAATGGGCCAGCAGCCTTTGGAACGATTAGTGGACGTGAAGCTGTGTCAGTTTGTGATGATAACCAATACCAGGTTGAAGGAGACATTACGATCGCTTCAACATCCTTGTAACGGTTACGAACTACTTGGCTGATACCGGCAGCGAAAGCCTTTAGGCCACCAACTGCTGAAGGTGTTGTTTCAGTCCATGTTGTTGGGATACCGTTTGTGGTATCTGCACCAAGGTTGATGAAACCACGAAGTGTTCCAGATGTTCCGTCGCCATTTCCTGCAACTGCTGTGTTGAGTTGTAGGGCATAGTCAGCCATCAAGTCACCGAAGACCATACGATCTAGGCCACCTGAAAGTGGAGACATTTCAACTAGTTGAATAGACACGTTCTCATAACCTGAGATGGTGCGAACTGGAGCTGTGACTGTTGATGTAACCATGTCACGAATTGTGGTTGCAGTGTTATCTGGGTTCTGGAACGCTGTCTTAGAACCTAGAGTGATTGCAGGGATGTTAATGGAATCGGTTCCCATTGGCAGTGCCATTTTTGTGGCAAGATCCGCTGTCACACGAGCAGCACGAGCGAACTCTGCGTATTCGTTGATCAACCAGATTGGTGGAACGAAATCTCCACCGGTGCCGTTTGTTAGGCCGATGTCACGAGTTTCGATTGCGACTTCTTGTTGGTGGCGGTTTAGGCGCTCCCATGAAGCTTGGTCATTACGAAGTTGAGCGCCGATCATATCGCGAACGAATGAGTTGTCGCTTCCCTTGTCGTATGTCATTTGTTCGCGTGTGACTGTTGCGCCACCGAAAACCTTTACATTGCTTTCCTTGCGAGATTCTGCGATTGCAGCAGTGCGAGCTTCAACAGCTTCCTGCTTTGCAATACGCTCATCAAGTGAAGCGATTTCGTCTTGCTTTGCTTCAGCTGATGTTAGAGCATCCGCGTCAACTGCATCTGCTGCGATGGTTGATTCAACCTCTGCAACTAGAGCGTCGCGTTGCTCCTTGAGCTTTGCTGATAGAGTCATTTTGACCCTTTCTAGTGAGTTGGGGGTGAGAATGACCGTCGGGGCTGTTGCGCCGAGGGTTACGCCTTACGCTTTTGACGCAAGGAATACTGATTGAACTTGAGTGCAAGCTTGCGCTTTGCTAATTCAAGGTCTTCGATTTCTTCGGCACTGCGAGCGCCGAGTGTTGTTGAGTTATAAGCCGGCCAAGTTACTGCCGAAACTTCATAAAGATCAAGATCGGTCAAAGTGCGGAGTCCGTCTTCTTTTGTTTGCCCATCTGGACCAACTGAGAACGCGAATGACATCTTGTTAACATCTCCGCGTTCGATTGCTGAAGCCAATTCAGCGGCGCGAGGATTCTTCATGTCTAAATCAGCTTCCATTCGAAGTCCATGATCGTCTTCGCTTAGGCGAAGGGTTCCGGATTGAGTCGAAGCTAGGGGAAGTTGATCTGTGTCATGGTTTACTAGCAAGAAAACTGGATTATCTGTTGAAAGTGATCGGCTGAAAGCGCCAGGTGCGATCATTTCGCGGAAGTTGAGTCCGGTTGCTTCTTGATTAAAGGTTGCGGCATATCCTGCAATTTTGAAATTTTCATCAATTTGACCAACTGCACGCAATTCGGCTTCCATTGTGATTTTTTCGGCGGTGCGAATCATTGTCTTGCGTTCTTCGATCATTGGGAGATCAGCCTTTCGTGGAGATGGAAGTGGCTTGATGATTGTTAAATAATTTGAACGGTGAACTGTGACTGTGTCTGTTGCGACCCATCCATTTCCTTGCTCGTGATAAATGCGAACATGGAAAACAGGGTTATCGTCGGTGGCTTCCATCGCATATCCATCGGATGATGATGCGGTTCCGCGTGAAGTTACCTTCTCGACGCGACCACGAGCGCGACCATTGGAAGTTGACCAGGATACATAAGTGCCTTCTCCGATTCGAGCCGATGCTGCACGACCTTCGAATGGAGCCTTGATTTCTTCATCTGAAAACTTCTCAGCCATTTTCTCGTAATAGGCAGTGACCTTATCCTTGATGGCTTCTTTGTCTGTTTCTGGAATATCAACTCCACCACGAGCGCCATTTAGAACTGCTGCGACTGCGAAGATAGCGCGTGGAACTGCTACAAGCTCTCCATCAACGACGTCTGCAAATTGGAGTTTGTAGCTTCCCAACTTTTCTTTGTCAGATTCATCGCAATAAAAAAATGCTTTTCCGTATTTTTCCCAATCCATTGCATCTTTACCGCCGGCATATTTTTGAACACGCTTATCGGCTGCTGCTGCGCTCCAGGCTTTATCGCGAGCTGCGATTGGAAGATCGGTTGATCCGGTTGCTGAACGGCCATTGTGGGCGATCCAAGCATCTTCAGAATCATCTTCATCGTCTAACATCTTTGTGGCTGCATCTGCATCTTCGGATGGTGCGTAATCCTCTGGCTTTACAGCTGCGTTTTCTTCTTCGGTTTCATCTTCGTCTGGATCGTCGAGATTGAGAGCATCAATAACTGGATCGAGAGCATTATCTGCTGCGACGAGTAGGTAATAAGCTTGAGCAGCTATTGGATTTGCATCTTTGATTTGCTCGAGCAAAGTCTGAGCTGCATCGAT